CTGCGCCTCTGTTGTAACGCGATCCACGGGCAGCAAATGTTTGCAACCCTGCGTCCTGTCTACGCGCTATCGCCTCTAACTCAGCTGCGTTTTCGTTGAACTGTGGCATTGAACTAAATGTTCGTAGGCCAGTATCTATTTGCTGTGCAGCGGCATCTGCGTATGGATCTACATACCCACCACCTTGCCGCGCCGCCATCTCTGCCTGTGAGCGCAACTGGCTTTCAAGCGCTGGATCGCTTGATTCCGTAGCCGCAAAGGTTCGTAGCCCGCCATCGCCCTGTCGAGCAAACATCTCAGCCTCTGCATCCGTTGCTCCCGATGGGGCAGCAGTTACATCGCCGCCTTGTGCCAGCGCCGCTTGCTCGTATGAACTTCTGTAGCCGGACAAATCGGGTAGCCCTGCACCCTGTCGCGCCGCCATCTCCTCACCCGGAGTCATGCCACCGCCATCACCACCACCCTGTCGAGCAGCCATCTCTTCACCGTAGGACATTGTAGGAGTCCCACGCTGTAGCAGTGCAGCCTGTTCGTATGAGCTTGTGTAGGCTGGTGGTGGTGTTCCACCGCCTTGCCGTGTAGCCATCTCTTCGCCGTAACTCATACTGCTACGAAGTGCATCGCCAAGCCTATCGCTCATAGCTGTATTGGCCGCATTTTGCCTCATTGCCATTTCTTCACCATACGATAGCGTAGATGCTTGACCCGTGCCTTGAGCGTCAGCCATTGATGGTTGTGCAATAACACCTGCGCCTTGTCTTGCCGCCATTTCCTCGCCCGGTGACAATCGGGGTGTAGGAGGTTGACCACTACCTTGCATTTCTGCCATGGTAGGCTGCGGTGCTACATTTCCACTACCTTGCATTTCTGCCATGGTAGGCTGTGTCGCAGGCTGGAGAGGAGCGTCATTTCCAGTCCCTTGCATCTGCGCCATCGTGGGTTGTGGTATTACAGACCCAGTTCCCTGCATTTCTGCCATCGTGGGCTGTCGAGCTACATTTCCACCACCCTGCATCTGGGCCATGGTAGGCTGTGGTATTACAGACCCACCGCCCTGCATCTCTGCCATAGTAGGTTGCGGCGCTGGCGGCGCACCAGTTCCCTGCATTTCTGCCATAGTAGGCTGTGGTGCTGGGGGCGCAAGTGGCGGTGGAGGAGGCGGCATATTCGCAGGTAGTGAAGCCCCTGTTCCTTGAGCATCGGCCATCGACGGTTGCTGATTTGCGGGTGCGGTAACTGTATTGCTACCCTGCATTTCTGCCATAGTAGGCTGTGCGCCCATTGAGCCACTGCCTTGCGCCATCATCATCTGCTGTTGCTGACTTAGCATATTGGTCAACGGGTCAACGGCAGGTTGTTGCTGTGCCGCTGCTGCCTGTGCATACGTATTTTGATACGTTTTGGGCGTATTCTTAGGTTTTTTACGATTCTGTTGCGCCGCCGCTTGTGCGTAGGAGTTTGTATTGGTGCGCGATCTACGCCTTTGTGAACCTCCACCTCCAGCAGCAACTCTACTAAAAGCCATTATTCTATCCCAGTTGTGCGTTTGCGCGTCAACCCGATTGGTTTGTATTGCAGATTTGTGCGCCGAATTGTAAACGTCTCGTCATCGTTAAAATTGCTGAACCGCAGCTTAGTGCGCGGATCATATCCAAACAGATCACTGTCCGTAGTCAGTGCAGTTACATCGCTCTGTAATACACTCGCATCCAATGTAAACGTAGTGTCCAACGTAGCGCCCAGATCGCCCATCTGTATCGTTTCAACGTTACTGACTATCGACGCAGAGGTCTGGGTTATGCTTAGATCGAAATCGCCGGTATTGTCGAACAATGTGCGATTGTAGAGCCAACGGCACTGAACAGCATCGCCCAAAGGAGCCAGGTTAGCAGTCTCGAAAAACGCCTGGATAGCTGACCCGTCATCGTTGTTACCTGTCTCATGTTTCTGAATGTGACCTGCAAAATCGCCAGCGTGGGGTAACTCGTCGATCATAGCCGCAGCGTTGCGCGTAAACCCGTTGTAGGGGCCAAACCAGCAGTTGAGACGGTTACTGTAGACAACCACGCTGTTCATTTGCGTTTGCGATGCGCCAAAGGGCAGAAAGAACCACACCTGCTCTTCAGCTGGGTAAAACAGTGCGAATGAATACGGCAACCGCGCACTGTTGAGGTTGGGCCAATATCCGTCATCCAACGCAAAGCTGATCTTTTCAACGGCAGGGCCACCCGTCCACTGGTAGATACCGTCCTCACGCACAAACAACTGACGCTCTCCAGGAATCGTTACAATCGTTCTACTAGCAATCGTCCCACGCTGTGTGCGCTGCTGTTGGCTGAATGGGATCGTAGAGTTACCCGTAGGCGTGAGGGTGTGTATACCCTGCTCGGTATGCACTGACAACGTGGATTGAAATGGAGAAAGCCCCGTTACATCATACCCAAACGAATGAAAGTTTAGCGCACCCCATGTCTCTATATCACCGGGATCTGAGCGCCACACTCGATCTGGCACGGTGTTGGTGTTTGCGACCCACAAGCGATTTTCCCAGAATGCTACATGTTTGGGTTTGCTAAACCGCGAATCATCGTCTAACGTAGCTGCGTTGTTGCTGCCACCTGTCCACTTAATGGCATCGGTGTCTTGACCGTTTACTGCGACCAACGTGTCACCTGCCAGCACCCATTGCCATGTGTAGTCGTTGCCAGCGGTGATCGTTGTGCTGCCTGTCCGATCTGTGGCAGATCCACTAGTAACGTCAAAGAATTTGTCACCGCAAAAAGCAAACACCTTCTCTGCCCCAGCTAGCGTGACTTGACCCAATGCTGTAACCGTAGCACCGCTGTTCATGGCACTGCTGTTGTATTTAGCGAACCCTTTGCGCTTAGATACCTCACCTGCCAACCCTACAGTGCAGTTTTGCATATCGTGTATGCCAGACGGAGATAAATCCTCGGCTGGGACACTGTAGTTTACCCCATCTCTCCAGGGGCCAAGGCGAAGGGATTCGGCAGCTATTGGCATTAGTTCAGCGACCCCTCAGTTGGATAGAATGAAAAGTTATCAACTGCGATATCGTCTGAGCGCCGCATACGGAACTTGCGGTTGCCCTGCACACTGAGGTTTTGCCTCGAGGCAATTGCTAGCACACGCTCCATCTCATTTCTATCCACACCAGCGCCTTGGTCATCGCCCTTCTCTTGCTTAAAAAGAGAAGAGATGCCGTAGATCAGTGCTGGCTGTATAACTTGGGGGTAATACTGGTTGATGGAGTTGTTATCGTCTGCTTCGACAAACTCTGGTATTTGTCTGTAGTAGCGATAACCGATGCTGTCTACGCCGTCTGGCGTGGGATACAATGTTACTTGGATAGCACCACTGTCATCTATGCCGTTGATGGCAACAAATCGAGGATCACCGTCTGTGCTGGAATCTGGGTCGGCTGCATCAATGTCTTGGGTGCTTTGGACAATGATGACATGGTTTTCCGTAATATTACGAAACGATAACGGAGTCAGCACATCCGTAGCTAAAGAGTACGTTCGCGTACTAGCAACAGTAGAAAACGTAGCTGACTTAAATAGCCAGTTCCACTGCTCACGGCTTTGGATATCTTTGCCAACCAGATTCAGATAGTCACGCGCACTATTTTTAAAGGTAGAGCTATTTGTGTTTAGCCCAACGCGCCGTAACGCTATCTGCAAAATCTCAATGTTTGTCATCCCAGTACGGCGGCTCTCATATCGACCCACGCACCGTTTTCATACCCTTGAAACTTGTTCAGCGTACTGTTGTAGATCAGCATCCCATTAGCTGCCGTCAGCGCATCTCGCTCTGTCGTTGTTAATGACGGAACGGCAAACGATGCGCCAAACGTAACGGTATCAGCCTGTAGCACTCCGAAGAGCGCAGCGTCACCGAAAAATGCAGCGGCGTTGACCTGACCTAAACTTTCACTCACTGTTTACATTTCAGCGCCCTGGGCTATCTGATCCAGATCGTATTCAGACAAGTTATCGCCGTTGTTTTCCAACCAACGATCTGTCCAGATACGGACGGCTTCGGGGCCGCGATCTGATATACGCGCCGGGGGCGCAGGTATGAAACCTGGCAAATGAGTCACCTCACCAACAGCCCTAACGTGATTCCGCACCTGGCTATTAGTGACTTTGGATCGGCGCTGACGGGTGTGCGTTTTGTCCAAATCCAGCGCCTTGCGAATTGCATCTTTCGTTTCGTCGCTGCCCTTTAAAATCAACTGGGCAATTTGATCTGGCGTAACGCTGGCCGCTTCCTCTTTTACAGGAGCAGGTGTAGTCGCTTTTGCCGCTTCTGCTACTTCATCTGACAGGGTATGCTGTTGCATACGTTTTGCCATTGTTATCTCTCTTTAATAGTTAGATGTAGGGTGAGGTGACAGGCTGGAAGGAGGCAACCTTGTTGACCTGCCA